TCATGTCCATAATGTTGGACTTACACTAACACATGTTACTGCTGGTGATAATCTTCCTATTGTTCTACAGCTGAAATCTGAAGAAGATGTTGTTGTTGCGAATGAGGTTATTGCTTCAATTGAGTTTGCTGCTGGTGACTCAGATGGAACAGATGGTGCTACAGTTGCCGCTGGTATCCATGCAATCGCAGAAGGAACATTCAGTGCAAGTGCTAATGCGACCAAACTAGTATTCACAACTGGTGTTTCTGAGACTGCTGCATCAAGTGCTACTGCGAAAATGACGTTGAGCTCAGCTGGACTTCTTACAATTGCTGATGATTTCCTGATGAAAGATGGTGGAACCATTGGTGTAGCAAGTTCAACTTCTGCTATTACAATTGCTTCTACTGGTATAGTTTCTTTCGTAGATGATATTCTTATCAAAGATGGTGGAACGATTGGTTCAGCATCAGATGCAGACGCAATGGCAATTGCTTCTAATGGTGTAGTCACATTTACTCAAATACCAGTTATGCCAGCAAACTCCATTGACAGTGATGAGTATATAGACGGTAGTATTGATACTGCACACATTGCAGATAATCAAATTACACTTGCTAAGTTAGCAGGAATTGCACGAGGTAAGATTATATATGGCGATGCAAGTGGTGATCCTGATGTACTAGCAATTGGTGACGATGGCCAGGTGCTAACAGCAGATGGTACGGATTTTGCTTGGGCTGATGCTGCTGCTTCATCATTGGCAGCAGATAATTTAAGTATTGGTGATGCAGCAGTTCTTCTAACAACAAGTTCTGGTAACATTACTCTTGATGCTGCTGCTAATAATAGCGACATTATATTCAAGGGAACAGATGGTGGTTCTGATCTAGTCTTCCTTACTATTGATGGTAGTGAGGCTGGTGAAGCAACATTTAATGCAGGAATTGTAATTGGTGATGCTGGAACTATTGGTAGTGCCAGTGATAAGGATGCTATTGCCATTGGTTCAGACGGAGATGTTACTCTAACACAAGACCTAGAACTTCAACATGACGCTGCTACAATATCCTTTGGTGCTGATGATGATGTTATTCTAACTCACGTTGCTGATACAGGACTGCTTCTTAATAGCACTATGGTAATTCAATTTAATGATGCAAGTCAGAATATTGGCGCACCAAGTAATGCCATTCTAGACATTAATGCTACAGACGAAATTGAACTTAATGCTACCTTGGTTGACGTTAATGCAAACCTAGATGTTAGTGGCACAGGTGTTATTGCTGGTGCTGTCACAACTGCTGCCTTGACTGCAAGTGGAATTATCAAAACTGATGACAACACTGCTGCTACAAGTACAACTGATGGTTCACTACAGACAGATGGTGGTTTGTCAGTAGTCTTGGATGCTGTTATCGGTGATGACTTGATTATGTTGAGTGATGCATCGGTTATTCATTTTGGTGCCGACAGTGATGTAACCCTTACACACGTGGCTGACACAGGATTGTTGTTAAATGGTACAAGAGTAATACAGTTCAACGATGCAAGTCAAAACATTGGTGCGCCTAGTAATGCTATACTTGATATCAATGCTACAGACGAAATAGAACTTAATGCTACGCTGGTTGATATCAATGCAAATGTTGAAATTAGTGGTAACCTTACAGTATCGGGTACAACCACCCAGGTTGATACGGTTACGATGAATGCTGAGAATGCTGTTGTGTTTGAAGGAGCGACTGCTGATGATCACGAAACAACTCTTACAATCATTGACCCAACTGCTGATCGTACACAAAGACTAATTAATCAAAGTGGTTATGTTCCTCTACTTGCAGCTGCTACAACTACGGCAATCACATCCACTCCTGCTGAACTGAATATCCTAGATGGTGCAACAGTTGTCGTTGGAGAAATCAATGCTCTTGATATAGGAAGTACTGCTGTTGGTACAGCAGTTGCCAGTAAAGCAGTTATCCTAGACTCTAATAAAGATTACACAGGCATAAGAAACCTTACCATCTCTGGAGAGATCGATGCTGCCACAGGTGACTATTCTGGTGCGGTAGACATTGCTGGCGCTACAACAACTGCCGCTATAACCGCAAGTGGAATTATCAAAACGGACGACAGTACTGCTGCAACAAGTACTACTGACGGCTCATTACAGACAGATGGTGGTCTATCGGTAGTCTTAGACGCTGTTATCGGTGATGACTTATTCATGCTCAGTGACGCTGCTGTGGTAACTTTTGGTGCAGATAAAGATGTAACCTTAACTCACGTTGCTGATACAGGGTTGTTGCTTAATGCTGCAATGGCTATTCAGTTCCGTGATTCTGCTATTAGTATTGCTTCTGATAATGACGGCGATTTAATGATTGCTGCTGATGATGAAATAGATATAACCTCAACTCTAATTGATATAAATGGTAATGTAACTATTAGTGGAACAACTGGTGCCGCTGCTGTTACAACGTCTACAATCGTTGCAAGTGGTATTATCAAAACTGACGACAGTACTGATGCAACTTCTACAACAGATGGTTCACTACAGACAGATGGTGGTCTATCAGTCGTCTTAGACGCTGTGATTGGTGATGACATTATTCTGATAAGTGATGCTGCCCAAATTGCCTTTGGTGTAAACTCTGAAATTACATTGGCTCATGTTCATAATGTTGGACTTACACTAACACATGTTACTGCTGGTGATAATCTTCCTGTTGTTCTACAACTTAAATCTGAAGAAGATGATGTTGTTGCTAATGAAGTGATTGCTTCTCTTGAGTTTGCCGCTGGTGACTCTGGTGGAACAGATGGTTCTACGGTAGCTGCGGGTATTCACGCTATTGCTGAAGGAGCATTCACTGCAAGTGCAAATGCTACTAAACTGGTATTTACAACTGGCGTATCTGAAACTGCTGCTTCTAGTGCAACTGCGAAGGCAACGCTAAGTTCAGTCGGTGACTTTACTGTTGCTGGTGACTTGATTATCAAGGATGGTGGTACAATTGGTTCTGCCAGTGACTTGGATGCCATTGCGATTGCTTCTAACGGTGTTGTAACATTCAGTCAGATACCAGTTATGCCAGCAAACTCCATCGACAGTGATGAATATATAGACGGTAGTATTGATAGAGCGCATCTTTCTGCTGATATTATTGATGCAACTAAGATTGCTGATGATGCTATTGATTCAGAACACTATACAGATGGTTCTATTGATAACGCACATATCGCTGATGATGCTATTGACTCTGAGCATTATGCTGCTGGTAGTATCGATACTGCCCACATTGCCGACGACCAAGTGACAGAAGCAAAAATGGCAAATGATGCGATTGGTTCAGCAGAACTTAAAACACTGTCAACTCTGTTGATTAAAAACTCTGGTGGCACTACATTAAAAACTTGTCATACTGCGGGTGCATAAATAGTAATATGAAGAATAATAGGAGCAATCCGTAATGTTAGGAAGTCAATTTTACCATGAAACAATTAGAAAAGTTATTGTTGCTTTTGGAACTGTATTTAATAATATACAATTAGTTCGTAAAGATAATGATGGTGTTATACAACAATCTATGAAGGTTCCCTTAGCATATGGACCACGACAGAAATTTTTGGTTAGGCTTAAAGAAGATCCAGACTTGACAAAACAAGTTGCAATTACACTTCCACGTATTGGATTTGAAATTAAAAACCTAACTTATGATTCTGCTAGAAAATTGAATCGTATACAAAAGTTTAAGAAAACAAAAACAGGGAATTCTTCTAAACTTGATACACAATTTATGCCAGTCCCATATAATCTTTCAATTGAACTTTATATAATGGCAAAAAATTCTGATGATGCCTTGCAAATTGTTGAACAAATTCTTCCTTATTTTCAACCTGATTATACTTTAACATTTAATGATATGGCAGATATGGGTATTAAGAGAGATATACCAATTATATTGAATGACATATCGTATGAGGATAATTATGAAGGTGATTTTGAAACGAGAAGAGCTATAATTTATACGTTGTCTTTTACAACTAAATTTTATTTGTATGGTCCGGTAACTGATTCTGGTGTTATTAAGACTGCCGTTGTAGATCAATATACTGATCTTCCAGCAAATACTCCAGCAAGAGAGCAGAGATATACTGTTACGCCAGATCCAACTAGTTCTGATGCTGATGATGATTTTGGATTTAACGAAACGACAGCATTCTTTCAAGACTCAAAAGTTAAAGATATTGTTACAGGTGAAGATAAATTAACGTCATGAGCAATGAAATTGATAGAGCATTGGGTGTAGTTCAAGAAATTGAATTTAATCCTCCGATTGAAACAAAAACAAAAACAATACAAGTAAATAACAGTAAAGAAACAGACATAGAAAATGATTATGCATACCAACGACAAAACCTTTATAGCTTGGTTGAGCGAGGTTCTGACGCAATTGAAGGCATTCTTGAATTGGCCAAAGAAAGCGATGCTCCAAGAGCGTATGAGGTTGCAGGCAACTTAATTAAACAAGTTGCAGAGATAACAGAAAAACTTGGTGATCTTCAAGAGAAAATGAAAAGACTAAAAGAAGTTCCAAGTAACGCACCTAAGAGTGTTACCAATGCATTGTTCGTAGGGAGCACTGCTGAGTTGCAGAAAATGTTGAAAGAGAAATGATTTGTTTACATATAATTGTTGGTTGACTTAGTAATAAATAGATAAATTTTGTTATGAATAAAGTTAAATATTTTAGACCTGATATTTTTGAATTGGATGATTTAAATATAAATCCTCCTATAATAGCGCCAGGACAATTGGTTCAGGCATACATGCCTGTAGATAGAACAGGTATATTTAATCCTTTTAATATGATGTACGAACCTATTCCTTCTGTTGCAAATTTTAATAAGTCTTTTGAAGAGTGTTGTATGGATGCAGCTCAAGATTTATGGAAATTGGGAAAACCCGTAGAATTATTTTGGAGCGGTGGGATTGACAGTAGTGGAGCTTTGATTGCATTATTGGAAACCAAATCTGATTCTGACATACTCAATATCCGATACACTGAAGAATCAATTGTAGAGTTTCCATTGATGTGGGAGAAAATGGTAAAAGATAGAAACGGTCCTTTATCAGATAAGGAAATGTTAGATGAAACTTTATTTAATAACCATGACATCATCAAAGTAACGGGGGAATGTGGAGATCAGTGTTTCGGTAGTGATGCTCTACATAAAAATTTAGATAAACATGATGACGATTGGGAAAGTATTTTTACATGGGGTGCATTTGGTGGTGGTGTTGATAGTGATATGCCACCCAAAAATTCAGAAACTTATAAACTTGAAATGGAACAGTTAGCTAGAATTATGTTTGAACATGTTGATTTTGCACCAATAGAAATTAAAACTATATTTGATTTGTTTTGGTGGTGCAACTTTTGTTTTAAATGGCAAGATGTAGATAGCCGTATGATTTTTACATTTACAACTACCAAAGAATGGAAATCTACTTTAAGTTTTTTCAACACTCCAAATTTTCAAAGATGGTCAATAGTTAATCATGATATTAAACATGGTGGTACTTGGGAAACATATAAACAACCTGCAAAAGAATATATACACAAATATTTAAAGGATAATAATTATAGAAAGAATAAAACAAAAGAACCTTCTTTAATTAAAATTTTGCAAGGGGCGACTGATGAAAAATATAATTATGTCTATAGACAAAAAAGAAGAAAAAATCCAGATAGAATTAAATTAGTTTTGGAAGATGGTCAGTTTTGGAGAAGGAATGAAAAAATTCCTTTTGAGGTTTATGAAGAAATATTGACATAAAATTTATAATGATACTCTCAGATTTGAACCTAAATATATGAAGGAGTAAATGATGTTTGAATATCAATGCAAAATTGTTAAAGTAATAGACGGTGACACCGCTGATGTAGATATTGATTTAGGTTTTGGTGTATGGATGAAAAAACAGAGAGTTCGATTCTATGGTGTTGATACACCTGAATCTAGGACAAGCGACAAAGAAGAAAAGGTATATGGATTGATGGCAAAGGAATTTGTTTTAGCCCATCTACCAATTGGATCAACACAAGTTCTACGCACCAAAAAAGATGGTGTTGGTAAATATGGTCGTATTCTTGGAGAGTTTGTTGTTGATGATACAACTCTAAATCAACTTCTTATTGACACACACAATGGGGTTGCATATTTTGGACAATCTAAGGATGATATTGAAGAAGAACATATTAAAAATAGAGAATTAGTTAATGGCTGACCAAAACCAATATCTAGGCAATCCCAATTTAAAAAAGATTAACACAGCTGTAGAGTTTACAAAGAAAAACATTAAAGAGTTCCATAAATGCGCAGCTGATCCTATTTATTTTATCTCAAATTATGTTCAAATAGTTTCTCTTGATCATGGTTTGGTGCCATTTGATATGTATGATTTTCAAAAAGATATGGTATCTTCTATGCATAATAATAGATTTACCATTTACAAATTACCTAGACAATCCGGCAAATCAACTACTATTATATCATACCTTTTGCACTATGCATTGTTTAATCCAAATGTAAATATTGCTGTTCTTGCAAACAAATCCGTTACTGCAAGAGATATTCTTGGCAGACTACAACTTGCTTATGAGAACCTTCCTAACTGGATGCAGCAAGGTATTATTGCATGGAACAAAGGTAATATTGAGTTAGAAAATGGTAGTAGGATTATTGCAGCTGCAACTTCTTCAAGTGCAATTCGTGGTGGTTCTTATAATATAATTTTTCTTGATGAGTTTGCGTTTGTTCCCTCAAATGTTGCAGAACAATTTTTTGCATCTGTTTATCCTACAATTACTTCTGGTCAAAACACAAAGGTAATTATTGTTTCTACGCCGCATGGTATGAACATGTTCTATAAAATATGGGTAGATTCACAAGAAAAAAGAAATGATTATGTTGCAACAGAAGTTCATTGGAGTGAAGTTCCTGGCAGAGATGAAAATTGGAAAATAGAAACAATACGAAATACTTCTGAATCACAATTTAATGCTGAATTTGAATGTCATTTTCTAGGTTCTATTGACACATTAATTAGTGCACAAAGATTAAAGAATTTAACATATCGAAATCCCATTCAATCAAATGCAGGTTTAGACATTCACACAAGACCAATAGAACAAAATGTTTACATGTTAACTGCTGATGTATCTCGTGGTACTGCAAATGATTATTCTGCATTTGTGGTATTTGATATAACTGAGATACCATATAAAATGGTTGCAAAGTTTAGAGATAATGAAATTAAACCGCTTCTGTTTCCCACCAAAATTCATGAAGTTGCTAAAGCATATAATCAAGCATATGTCATGGTAGAGGTGAATGACATAGGTGAGCAGGTCGCCAACACGTTACAGTTTGATCTTGAGTATGACAACCTAGTTATGGCTTCGATGCGAGGTAGAGCAGGCCAGGTACTAGGAGCGGGATTCTCAGGGGGTAGAGCACAATTGGGTGTAAGAACAACAAAGGCGGTTAAAAAGATTGGTTGTTCTAATCTCAAACAATTGATAGAAGATGACAAACTTATTATAGAAGATTATGACTGTGTAAATGAATTGTCTACATTTATTATCAGAGGTTCATCTCATCAGGCTGATGATGGTTGCAACGATGATTTGGTTGCTTGCATGTTTATTTTTGCTTGGGCAACAGACCAAACATATTTTAAAGAACTTACTGATAATGATATACGAAAAACTATGATAAGAGAACAACAAGATATGTTAGAACAAGATATGGCACCATTTGGTTTTATTGTAAATGGTATTGATGATCCCTTTGGTGATGATATTGATGAATACGGAACCAAATGGACAACAGTTACTAGAGATTTTAATACGAATTGGTAATACTAAATAAATTCTATTAAATCTGAATCCAGTTTGATGAAACAATTTAAACACACAATCTTAGATTTTTTTATAAGTTCATTTAATTCTTTTCTACTTCCATCATTCATTCCCTTACGTTGAGTAAGTTTTCTTATTTTATTATTATAAGGATAAAATTTAAGACAAACAGTTTCACTTTCACCACAATGAATGCATGACTTCTCGGCAAGATACTCATTTAGCCACACAATACGTTGTCGATAATTACGTTTTGCAACTTTTTTTATAGTGCATTTATATTTTTCATAATGCGTTAACATGTAAATATTTATAAGAATTACAACATATAAAAAAAGGTTTTTAGGATCTTTATTTTTATAAATAATACAAAGAAGAATAACTAATAAAGTTTATAAACTTTACAGATTGAAGGAGTACGAAAATGGGTTTTTTAGTCTCTCCAGGCGTTCAGGTTAGAGAAATTGATCTCACTAATATTATACCTGCCGTACAAACAAATATTGGCGCGGTTGCTGGTCCTTTTGAGAAAGGCCCTGTAGCTTCGGTTGTAAATATTGGGACAGAAGCAGAACTAAGAAGTATCTTTGGCGAACCAAATGGTAGTAATTTTGAATTCTGGTTCACTGCGGCAAACTTTTTGCAATATTCAAATGCATTAAAAGTTGTACGTTGTGAATCTGATGTTAAAAGTGCTGCCTCTGAATTGGGTGTGTTGATTAGAGATACAGAACATTATTTAGGTTCTTTTGCTGATGGTCAAGGTAGCGTTGGTCCTTGGGCTGCTAGAACCGCTGGTGATTGGGGAAATTCACTTGCAGTTTCTATTTGTGCAACATCTACAGCATTTTCACAAAATATTACTGGTGCAAACCAAGTAAATGGTGCTGCATCTTCTGGTGCAACATCTGTGATTGTTGATGATGTTGATCTTGCATCTAACGTAATTAACGTTGGTGATGTTGTTTCATTTTTCACAGATAGTGGTTTTGGAACTCCTGCTACGGGTCATGCAGGCAAAGAATATGAAGTAACTGCTCGCGATACATCAGCCAACACAATTACAATTCGTGAACTAGATAATCCAAACGGAACGGGATTGGTTGCATCTCTTGCTAACAATTCTTTTATTCGTCGTCGTTGGAAGTTTTATGATTTGTTTGATACAGCACCAGGCACTTCGCAATGGTCTACTCAAGAAGGTCGTGGAACAGGCGATGAAATGCATATTGTTGTATATGACACAACAGGTAAACTTTCAGGTTATTCCGAAAGTGTTGCTGGTCAAAGAACTCTTGCAGTTTTAGAAACATATAGTGCACTTTCTAAAAATCCAAAAGCTAGAACAGCTCAAGGTGGAACAAATTATTATGCTGATGTGATTTATACACA